AAATGAAAAATGTTTACCGCCTTGTTCATCGACCGCCTTTTTGTATTCTAGCTTCATTGTATCTGCTAGCTGCTTATGTAGGTCAAGTTTATTTGCGTTGACTATAGATTCCTTGTACATTGTATCAAGATACGTTTGTAATACCTCGTGCATTGCAGTACCAAAAACCAAAAACATACTTGGCTCGTAATCTCGTATTTTATCGATATATGTTAACTTCCATTGATGAGGACAGTTTTTGTACATATTTATTTGACTGTAAGATATTGTTGTCTTACCTTGCTTTCTTGCTTGTATTGCCAAATCTTTAGGTGTTTTTAGAATCATATTATACTACTAATATACGCAAAATTTCCGAGATAAAAAAATTTTTCAGCGACTTTTTTCAATAAGTTTATCAAGATATTGCTTTGCCTTTAACAGGTCTTCAATACCATTTTTGTGTTTCCATCGGGTAACATATTTAATTATATTACCTTCAAAGAAATCGAGCTTATGAGAGTATGCGTATTCCCACATCTCGATTCCTTGAGTGTAATGCTTTGGATGCTTTACATTATCCTTAGCCATTAGGCTGGTCCTTTGGTAAAAATCCTTCTTCAATGTGCCCACATTCTGTACATCTATATACCTGTAATGGTATAAGTGTTTCTTTGCCTGTAGGTGACATTACAGCCGATAGTTTCTTAAATAGAAATACAGGTTCAAAAGTTTGACAACCACATTTCGAACATACCATATCTTCTAAATCATTTGGATTTATATTTAATCCTGGCTGTCTGTTTGCATTTAAGTTTATTTCTTTTGCCATTACATCATCCCCATTCCTGTAAAGTTATTATCTTTTTTATCATCGTCTTTTTCAATCTTTGTCAATACACATTCAGTAATTAACATAGTACCTGCAACAGATGCTGCTTTTTCTAGTGCAACTCTTGTTACTTTTGCTGGGTCAATAATACCAGCTTTGTACATATCTACAACTTGTTCGCTTCTTGCATCATATCCTTGAGATTTATTTGAAGCGTCTAATTTGTTCCAAACAACCTCTGGATTAAGACCTGCGTTTTCCATGATTTTGTTAAATGGAGCTTTACAAGCTGCAAGTACAATATCAGCTCCTTGTTGCTGGTCATTATTTTCACATTCGATTTCAAGTCCTTCAGTTGCAAGTCTTAGTGCTACACCACCACCAGGTAAAATACCTTCATCAACTGCTGCTCTTGTAGCTGCTAAAGCATCATCAACTCTATCTTTCTTTTCCTTCATTTCAATTTCAGATTCTGCACCAATTTTAATAAGTGCAACACCGCCTGAAAGCTTACCTAATCTTTCCTGAAGTTTTTCAGTTTCATAATTAGATGTAGAATTATCTATCATTGTTTTCAGTTTTTCAATCCTACCTTGTATGTCGTCTTCAGAGCCACCACCATCTACAATTGTTGTATATTTTTTATCACATGTAAGAGTTTTTGTAGTACCTAACCAAGATGAATCAAAGTTATCCATTTTAA